TGAGGGAACACGTGGATGTGGTTAGGATATTTGTTTCACTTGACCCGGAAGAGGGTCAATCCACTACCCGTCACTGTGATTCTGGATCTGGGAATATCTTTGCCCAACTTGGACATGTTAAAGACTGGATTGTGGGTATGGACGAGTTAACCAGGGAACAAGCCAGGGAAAAGGAAGAATGAACCTGTATTACGAGAGCATGACCAAGATCCAGTTTGGGACATGGACGATTAGAATCTGGAGAAAGATAGACAGTCTGGATCACACCTACCGGGATGTGGATATTTACCTTGCGCTTAACTCTGGTGATCCTGTTAAAGGAGATATAAGGGATTTGTTCGGAAAGCTTCTAAGCTGTGAGCGGGTAAATGCGGTTGAGATTCTTGATCCATCCGGTCATGGAAACGTGGTTTACAAAGATTGGCCATGACCCGTCGTCCATAGCTTGCAAAGGACGATGACCGCCATCCTCCACAAGTACAATCTTAAGTTCCCGATTCAACTGAATGATCTTCAATTGGAGATGTATTGTTTTAAGGTGGATCATCCCAGCGAGAAAGGCGGGCTGGGGAAGTACCGGCACTTTATGAACATCTCCAGGATGGTGCTGCCGGAGATCAAATTTCACGAGTGGTCACGGACTCAGATCCACTCGCTTACCCAGACGGAACATGCGATAAGGATCGGGGACGTGATCCAGAGGTTTGTTTACTGGCCGGGGTGCAAATCGGCCGGTAAGACCTTCACGGCGGGCCACTATGCGTTTATCTGGTGGCTGTGTGACATGGAGAATTCGGCGGTCATGCTGACCAGCACCAGCGGGGTGATGGTGAAACGCCGGATCTGGCCCGTGATCCAGGATTTGTTTCATATGGCCAAGCGAGCGGGGGCAGCAGCTTACAAGGTAGATGAGGCCCGGGTTAATTGTGGAAATTTGCTGGATTCTCAGACGATATTGCAGCGCGAGAAAGGAGACTTCAAGCGGGCCATCAGCGCGTTATCAGTGGAGCAGGGTGAACTGGGCAAGACCGTGGCTAAGATCCAAGGTCAACACGCCAAAAGGATCATGCTGATTGTTGATGAAGCGACGGATACCCCGGAAGCGATCTTCAAAGCTATCCCCAACATGGAAGGCGGTTGCTCGGATTTGACGGTTCTGCTCATCGGGAACCCGATTTCGCGCGAGCTGGACCCCTTCGATAGGGCCTGCCAGCCGGAAGGCGGGTGGGACTCGATTGGGATTGATGAACTGGAGTGGCCAGCCAAAGGAGAAGAGAGGGATCTTTGCTTAAAAGCTGGTTTGACTGTGAATTTCCAGGGGTGGGATAGCCCGAACGTGAAGGCGGGCAAGACAATTTTCCCGTTTCTGTATTCGTATGAGAACCACCTTATGGACCGGGGCAAGGAAGACACGATCGAGTACTGGAAATGGACTCGCGGACGGCCTCCACCAGCCGGGATCAGCAATACCGTCATGGATGAAGTGATGATCCGAAAGTACGACGGCAAAGGTAAACACACTTTCCTATCCAAAGCGACTCCGATTGCTGGTCTGGACCCCGCTTTTGGTGGGGATGGTTGTGTTTTGCAGTTTGGCACGCTGGGAGATTTGACCAGCTTGAAGCTGGCTGTTCAATGCACAGAGATGATCGAATTCAAGCCGTTGGCCGTGTCGGAACACGAGATTGACTGGCAGATAGCGCAATGGGCGATCGCTGAGTGTAAGAAACGCGGTGTCCTGCCACAGTTTTTGGGCTCGGATGGCACCGGCATAGGCAAAGGGGTGTATTCCCATCTCCGGGAAGATTGGGGCGAGTGCATCAAGGTTGAGTTCGGAGGGATGGCTTCTGAATTACTGGCTTCGGAGGAAGATCCCAGACCTGCTTTTGAAGTCTACGACCGGCGCGTGACTGAATTATGGTATAACTGCCAGGAACTTCTCAAAGCGGGGCAGTTGAAGGGGCTCTACACAGAAGCCATCCGAGGTTTCTGTTTCCGAACTTACACGATCAAGAATCGCAAGACTGAGCTTCAAACCAAAGAAGAGATGAAACTGAAATTTGGACGATCTCCAGACCATTCCGATGCGGTTTCGGTGATGGTGGAAGTGGCCAGGCAAAGAGGATTGGGGGTGGCCAAGAAGCTGGCCGTTGTTCCTGAATCAGAAAATAACTTCGTCAAATCCAGTAACGAGGTCTATGATGAGGACACGCGCTTCAATAATCAATTTGAGCAAACCGAAGAACTGGAATTTTCTGACTGGTGAATAACAACGATCAACTCACAAAGGTTTTCAAAGACCATCAGATTGAGAAACTGGTTCGCATCTGCACCGCCTTGGTGCGCCGGTGCAATGGTGAAGTAACACTAAGCAAACAGGAATTGGAGACTCCAGGAAAACTGATGAGGCGTGTGGAGATAGATGAACGACTGGGGACAAATGATGTGTTCCTGAAGGTTGAAGAATGAGCCTTCTCCTAAACAATCTTCAAGAATGCCCCCCTGGGTACTTCCGTTATCTGGTGCCCGAGACTGGCCGAAGGTTCCCTGATCCGGCTCTGGATCGAAGCAAGCACTATCTCTCGCTGCCCGATCTACTCAACGATTTGACACGGCATTATCAGGCCAACGGGATTCCGGTTCCTGGAAATCTGGCTATTTTGGTTCAAGATCAGTTGTGCCGTTTTTTGCCCCCGGAAAAGTGCCGCTACGACTCTCCCGGTGACAAGCCGGTGGCCATCCGGCACGGATTTACCTTTAGTGACGTGGTGCAAGGAACCAAAAACCTGATCTCCTGGCAGTTGAAAGGTAGGCCCAAAGCAAGTTTGGAATTGATGAATGAGCGAGGCGCTATCTGTGTTAGGTGTCCCTACAATGCCAACCCTCCTGGATGTGCTACTTGCAATTCTCCGATGACTGCGTTAGTCAATAGCTTCGTCGGGCCTAGTAAGAGCATGTACGATTCGAGTCTCTATTCCTGCATGGCCACCTGTGGATGCAGTTTGAAAGCCCTGATTCAGATGCCACCTGAAACCATCGCTGAACACTTGACGGATGAACAGAGAGAGCAAGTGCCGGAGTACTGCTGGCAGAAATAGTATGAAACAAAATGCTGTTGAAAAATACTTGAGCGTTCTGAACCCACAGGAATTGAAAGACTGCCAGGATGAAATGATGAATGTGCTGATCGAAAACGTGGCGCGTTACGTTTCCTTTGAATGTGTATTGAATCGCTGTCTGTGCGGATGAAATGAAATCCATACTGATCGAAAGAGTCACCAATGGCTGGATTGTCAGGCCGTTCCAGCCTTGCGAGGGATGGGCCACGGGTGACATGAAAAACATCTGGATCTACACAACCATCGAGGACCTACAAAAGGATTTGGCTATCTTGCTGTCTCACCAGGAGCAAGGATTTCCACGGCGTTGCGATCCAGCTCCAATTCCAGAAAGTGCAACCGATCATGGACAATAATACTTCTCCACAGGACGGCTTCGGTCTCAAGACAATCGGAGACAATGGTAAACCGCCCAAGAGCCGCTGTGAGGATGCTTCCCATACATTCGGTATAGTCCAGAACTTGATTGAGGCTAACAAGGGCAGGCAGGAACACGACGCTCGTATTCAGTCCATGTTCGATGGCAATCCGCCTTACAATTCCAGCAAGCTTAAGAACGCGGGACAGTCACGCAGGGCCAACTTCAACACCCTGGAAGGTTCCGCTTCTCTCTCGGCTGGGTGCGCTCCTTACTATGATCTGTTCGCATCTGGGAAACATTATGCGGTGATTCAGTGTGATACGGGTAATCCCGAATACAACGATACCTGCTCCAACATCATCACCGAAGAGCTGGACAATATTCTATCGAATTACGGCAGCTTTGATTTCTCGGTCTGGGCCATGATCAATAATTTCCTGGGATTCGGTAAAGGGTTCCTGATGTGGGAAGATACTCTTGATTGGCGCTTCAAGCGGATTTCTCACTGCCGAATTCTGGTTCCCGATGCGACCGAGTGTGACATCGAAGATGAGTTTGAGTTGTTCGTGGTTCTACAGGACATGGCTCCACACAAGCTCTATAACCGGGTGCGAGATGCGGACAGTGCCCGCAAGCTGGGATGGAACCCGACCGCCTGCTTGGAAGCCATTAAACATGCGTCTCCAGTTGATGTTAAGAGTGGGTTTGAAGATGCCATAGAATTGCAGAACCAACTTAGGGACCATGATCTATCGGTTACGATGCGGATGCCATCTGTTCAGGTAGCTCATGTTTATGTACGTGAGTTTAACAACAAATGGTCCTGCTTCATTCTGGAAAGAAATGGCCAGTACAAGAACGCGCAATATCTATACAAGAAGATCGGCAAGTTCGAGGAAGCTTCACAAGTGATAGCTCCATTCTTCTTCGAGGTCAGGAGCGGTTCCTGGCATGGAGCCACCGGACTGGGCAAAGATATTTACGTGCCCATGATCCAGAAATCACGGCTTCGTTGCGGTACTCTGGATGCAGCTCACTTAAGACTTGGTGTGACACTTCAGGCCA